AAATACAACAAGTTCAAATGGTGCTTCAGTATTTTCATTATCAGGAAATGTTGGTGGTTATACAGACGTTACTGTTACAACTAATTCAAATTCTCAAGGTGGTGCAGTTGCAGAATCAAATAATTCAATAAAATTTAATGCACCTTTACAATATGGTGCTCAAGATAGAGCAGTCACAGCAACTGACTATGAAACTTTAGTTAAATCAATTTATCCAAATGCATTATCAGTAAGTGCTTGGGGTGGAGAAGATGATGAAACTCCACAATATGGTGTTGTAAATATTTCAATTAAAGCAAAATCAGGTTCAACATTAACTGATACAACAAAGACAGATATTGTAACACAATTAAAACCTTATAACGTTGCTTCAGTAAGACCTGTTATAAAAGATCCAGAAACAACATCCGTATTAGTTACTTCAAATGTTAAGTATGACGCAAAGGCAACAGCAAAAACTGCTGATACTATAAAGGCAGATGTTATTAATAAGTTAATAACTTATAATACTTCTACGTTACAAAAGTTTGACGCAATATTCAGATATTCAAAAATTACAGGTTTGATTGATGAAACAGATGAAAGTATTTTATCAAATATAACAACTGTTAAAATAAGAAAAAATTTTACACCAATACTTTTAACATCATCAAAATATTTTATTTATTTTAGAAATGCATTATATAATCCACACTCTGGACATATGGCAAGTACAGGTGGTATATTCAGTTCAACAGGATTTAAAATTAAAGACAATGATAACGAATGCTTTTTTGATGATGATGGCGCAGGTAATATAAGATTATATTATTCGGCTAGTGGTGTAAAAAGTTATTTAAATTCAAAACAAGGTACAATTGATTATAAGTCAGGTATAATTACAATTGACTCTTTAAATATTGCTAGTATATCAAATATAGGAGGAAAAGCTTCAACTATAATTCAATTAACAGTAACACCAAGTTCTAATGATGTTGTTCCTGTTAGAGACCAAATTGTAGAAATTGATGTTGCGAATTCATATATAACAGTTACCGCTGATAGTTTTGTAGGAGGAAGTGCTGAGGCAGGTGTAGGATACACAACTACTTCCAGCTACTAATGACAAATGGCAAAGTTTAATGATAAAATTTCAACAATACTTTCTAGTCAACTACCTGAATTTGTAGTTAGTGAACATCCAAAGTTTGCCGAATTTCTTAAAGTCTATTACCAATTATTAGAGTCTGCTGAATTATCAGTAACTTCTGTTAAATCTACAGAAGGTATTTTATTAGAAACAGAAACAGCACAAGCAAATAATTTAGTTTTGGATTCTAGTGCTATAGGTACTGCAAGAACACCACTAGACATAGGTGATAAAATTATTTTTGAAACTTACTCTGGTACTGAATATGGAAAATTTGCTCGTGGAGAAATTATAACAGGTCAAACATCTAACGCAATAGCAACAGTTTTAACAGAAGATTTAGATAGTGGTCGTTTATTCATATCTGCTCAAAATAAATTTATAAAAGGAGAAATAGTTGTAGGTGGAACTTCAAATGCATATGCAACTATAGACAGTTATAGACCAAATCCTGTAAATAATATTGCCGACCTAGTTAACTTTAGGGATCCAGATAATGTAATTAATGATTTTTTATCAAATTTTAGAGATGAGTTTCTTGCAACATTACCAGATACATTAGCAAATGATGTTAATAAAAGAAGTCTTATTAAAAATGTTAATTCACTTTATCGTTCTAAAGGTACAAATAAAGGACACGAAATATTTTTTAGAATATTGTTTAATGAAGAAGCACAAACATTTTATCCTAGAGAGCAATTATTAAGAGTATCAGATGGTAAATTTGATACATTAAAAGTTTTAAGATTACTTCCAGATATAGGCAATATAACACAATTAGTTGGAAGAACAATTACAGGTTCTATTAGTGGTGCCTATGCAGTTGTTGAAAATGTTGCAACGTATCAAATTGGTATAGATACAGTTTCCGAATTTATATTAAATAATGATTCTATTCAAGGCACATTTCTAGTTGGAGAACAAGTACAAGGTACTGCTTCTGATACAGACGATTGGTATATTAAAGCGGATATAACAGGAATTCCAGGAACAAAAGTAATTACAAATGATGGTACATTAAATACTACAGCTGATATTCTTTCACTTGTTGCAGGTGGTACTGGTGCTGTATTTGCTATTGATGAAATTGGTACAGGTGGAATCACAGATATTATAATTGATAATAAAGGAACGAATTATCAAGTTGGAGATGTTTTAAATTTTGATAATACTGGCACAGGTGGATTAAATGCGAAAGGGTTTGTAAAAATTGTTAATGGTGGTATTAGTAATGAAGATGATACAGGAGATAAAATAAAGTTAGAAAAAGGCATAATGTTAAATGACCAATATTTTGGTGATGTTATTATGCAAGAAAGTGGTGAAAATATTGGAACAATTGAAGATATATTTTTAATACAAAATGGTTCAAGGTATTCTACATTACCAGGTGTTACTGTAACCTCAAATACAGGTACAGCAGCAATTGTAAAAGCGTGGGGAGATGAAATTGGTAGAATTGCAAAATTAAAAACAATTGAATTAGGAAAGAAATATGAATTAGCGCCTACACCACCACAATTAGGATTTTATAATAGTTGTATTATGACAGATATTGTAGGATCATTTAATCCAAATAATACTGTTACTAGTTCTAGTGGTGGAAATGGAATAACAGATAGGTTTGATAATGATAAAGGATTAGTAAGAATTAAAAATGTTACTGGTACTTTTGCTGTTGGTGATACGGTAACATCACAATTAGGTAGTACAGGAATTATTAAAAAAATTGATGCTACTATTGCTTCAATTAATGTTGTTTCAGTTGCAGATACGGATGGTAAATTTATTAATGAAGATGGTAAGCTTTCTGAAACAACAATGAGAATACAAGATAGTAAATACTATCAAGATTTTTCTTATGTATTAAAAGTTGCTAGTTCAATTTCAGTATGGCGGGACGCATTTAAAAAGACAATGCATACAGCAGGATTTTATTTTACTGGTCAAGTAGATGTTGCTTCAAGAATAGACGCTAGAGGAACATTACCAATTGTTGGTGCTGTTTCTGGTAAAGAAGAAGTTGAAATACCAATATTTGCAATTCTTAATACTCTATTCTCTACAATTTTTGCACGAAGATTAGGAACAGTAGATGATGGAACAACTTTAAGAGCAAATGCTCACGAAGGTGGAACAATATATCTACCAGACGATTCAATTGAACACTTTGCTGATAATCAAAGAGATGTTACATTAATAAGACCAGGTCTTACAATAGATTATACAAGTAGAAAGAGGTCATATATTGATGGTGTTTTTGTTAAACGAGGATACGCATATGCAGGTCCTAGGTGGGGCAATCTTAATAAATGGGCAAATACTATATTTGGTGCCTCAACTGCTGGTCACGGAATTACATTTCAAACGTTAGAAAATTTAACAGTATTTGGGACAAATTCTAGTTTAAATGGAAGACCTGGAATTTTCTTAATGACTTCTCACGAAGATGGTAAGACTGTTAAAATGAATTTTACTATGCCATCATCTATTACATATGCTAGAAGTTTATTTAGTAATACAATAGCGGAATTTAGTTCTACTTCAACAACTTTTGATAATGCTTCAACATAATCTTTATAAATAGTAAAGTAATTTAAAGGAACAAATGGCAAAACAATCAATTTTAATAGGAACAATAGCAAATGACGGCACAGGTACTAATTTGCGTGAGGGTGGAGATATAATCAATGATAATTTTGATGAAATTTATACAGCTATAGGTGACGGTAGTACTATAAACAGTGCTCTATTCCGTAATGTAATAGGTGGTACTGGTATTGGCGAAAATTTAGTTGGTAATGATTTAACTCTTTCTGTTGACGCTACAGTTGTTACAGCCACATCTACTACTACTCTTACAAACAAAACAATTGATTTAGCAGATAATACAATAGAAAAAGCAGGTTCATCTGTTTCTACATTAGCAGGTACAGAAGTATTTACAAATAAAAATTTAACATCACCTACAAATACATTTCAACCAATATCTATTACTGACAACTCTTCAACTGTTACACAAGTTGGTTTAGGTGAAACTTTAGGAATTGTAGGTGGAAGTGGAGTTGAAACAACGGTAACTGGAGATACACTATCAATTGCAATTACTGGAATTACAGGTACAGACCTAGACGCTAATGCTAACATTTTAAATACACAATTAGCAAATGATTATGTAACATTAGGTTATACAAATGTTGCGTTAGGTTCTGCTGCTACGACAGTAAGTGGATTATCAATTTCAGGTTTTGCTCAATTTACAGCTAATGCTTCAGCTTCATCTATAAGATTTAATCACGCAGATTTTGCTAGTTTTCCAAGTAATACAACCTATTCAGGTACTCCTGCTTTAGATGAAGATACAGGTAAACCATATATAGCAACTGCTACAGGTTGGAAAGAATTAATAAGCCTTACTGATTTATCACCAGTAGCAGGTGATACATTATCTTACAATGGTACAATTTGGGCACAAGCACAAACACCAATTTCTCAATTATTGGTTACTGAATCGGGAACTGGTTTCTTATTTACAGGAGCTGGTTTTGCAAGTACGAGTGGTGATAATCCTGATTTACATTTGAAAAAAGGTCAAACTTATTACTTTATTAACAATGCTGGTGGTTCCCACCCATTTAGAATACAATCAACAACAGGTACAGGTGGCACAGTATATAATGATGGAGTTACTAATAATGCTGGTAGTACTGGTGCAATTATATTACACGTTCAAATGGATGCTCCAGCAACTCTATATTATCAATGTACAGCTCACGCTGCTTTAAACGGAACAATCAGTATAACATAGTAAAAAGTATTATAAATATTAGAAAAGGAAAATAAATGCCAGCAATTATAACAAATAAATTTAGAGTTCACAATAGTGAACAATTCCAAGAAGCTTTTAGTGAAGCCTCTGGAAATACTTTTTATTTAGGAATTGGTAGACCACAAGAATTTACTACTTCTACAAGAGGTGATGGTAGAACAAATAACGAAGGAACAGATTTATTACCTGTAACACCTACAGATAATGTTAATACACAAAATTATACTTATGATGATTTGTTGGCGGTTAAAAAAGTTACAAGTACAAATGTTGGCTTTGTAATTCCTAGAAGAAATTGGACAACTGGCACAGTTTATGATTATTACAGACACGATATTGGTGACTATACAACAGGCACAACAACAACTTCAACTACTAATAGTGGTGCTACAAATTTATATGACGCAACGTTTTATATATTAACATCACAAAGAAATGTTTATAAATGTTTAGATAATAATAACAATGCTACTTCTACAGTAGAACCTACTGGAACATCAACAACTATTCAATTAACTGCTGACGGTTATAAGTGGAAATATATGTACACTTTAACTGCTTCAATGCAAGCAGATTTTTTATCTGTAGATTTTATGGCAGTTGCAACAGATTCAACAGTAAGTTCAGCGGCAGTTGATGGTGCAATTAATGTAATTAAAATTAAAACTCCAGGTTCAGCTGGAACAGATGGCACACACGCAAGTGTTCCTATAAGAGGTGATGGATCAGGTGGTGTTTGTTCGGTAACTATTACATCTGGTGCAATTACAGCAGTAACCGTAACAACTCCAGGCACTGGATATACTTTTGCTTATATTAGAATTGCAGATATTAATTCAGCTGGTGGCGGAGCATTAATTACTTCGGAATTAGATGTTATTTTAGAACCAATAGGTGGACACGGATTTAATGCAGTTGAAGAGTTAGGTGGATTTTTTGTTATGTTAAATACAAGTTTAGAAGGAACAGAATCAGGTAATTCTGGTGATGTTACAGTTGCAAATGATTTTAGAAAAGTATCATTAATAAGAGACCCTAAATCAAGTGGAGTTGCTGCTACTGCTGCTACGTTAAGAGCAACAACGGCTACTGTTGGTTCAGTATCAGTAGGAACATTTACAGTTGATGAAGAAATAAATCAAGCTTCAACTGGTGCAGTTGGAAAAGTAATTGAATGGGACTCTACTAATAAAATTTTATATTTTATACAAACAAGACACAATGATGAGGGGATAGATAGTAACGGAAATCAAACAGCTTTTAGTGGTACAAATGTTATAACTGGACAATCTTCAAGTGCAACAGTTACACCTGATACAACATCAGGTACAGTTAACAATCAAACATTTTCAAATGGA